CCGCACTAAGTCGAAGGGTTATATCAGCATCATCTTCAAAGAAGGTGATATGCCTAAACAATCGATCATCAATTGGCTCAACTGGACGTATAGGAAATGGTTTATTTAGGTAAGGTTGTGTGACTTGCACAGAAAATTGTGATTCAAGTGGCATCGTCCATACCGCCTTTCCCTAATTACTTGTCAGTTTTGTTGCCTGTTTTTTTAGCAGTAGCAGCTGTTTTCTTTGTTTCCACTACTTCTTCTTCTGGAAGTAATTCCATCACTTCAACTTCTTCTTTTTCTGGAAGTAATTCTTTAACTTCTTCTTCTTTTTCTGGAACAAGAGAAGCTACTTTCAATAATTCATCTTCACTTACTATTTCTGCTTCACCTAAATTAGCTCCAACAACTAGGTCAACTGATTCTGCATTTACTCGTTCAGGACGGTCAAATGCGCGATTTGCACGTACTGCAGGTGCTACCATTTCTCCATTTAAGTCACGAACTAGTTTAGACATGTTTGTGTTAAATGGCTTCATGTACTTCGCTTTCCATGCGTCAATAGACTCTTGAGGGACATTTCCTTCATATAAGACTAATGCTGGAACAGAAGCAAACAATGCGTGTACGATTTTTTCTAATCGTGCCACTGTGCCTGGTACATCTGCCTCATCATAAGAAATGGATTGAACAGGAGCTTTAAGAGTAATGTATGTGTTTGTGATTTTATCGTAATAACTTGTACGATTCGGTGCTAGACCTACTTTTAATTGAGCCATGGTTATCCTCCTTCATAAGAATAGACGAGCGAACGAGTTCGCCCGCCTATGGGTTATTCTAGTAAAATATTAAGATACGATTTTGATACGATCTGGAGCTGGGTAAGATTTCTCGAACGCAAGGTTACGAGCAGTTGCAACAGCTTTACCTTCGTTTAATACGCCGATACCATAACGCTCTTTGATCTTGATTGTTTGAATATCACGCATCGGATCATCGAATTGCTCAGTAGTCAATGGATCTTTCTCTAACAAGATACCAATGTTGTTTTTATCCACTACGTACATATCAAATTTCTTCGTTTCGAAGTTGAATGGTGCGAATGGCGTAAAGTTCATATTGATAGCGAAAGGAATACGTCCTTGAACTTGATCTGGTGTAATAGACAAGTTAGAAACTTGAGAACCACCAAGAGCAGCGTGTGTAAGAGATTGCATGATATCGTTCTTGAAGAACACTGACCATGTTAATGGGTGCATAAGAACGTCTGATGGATTGTATCCATTTGCCATTACAGCGATGAATAAGTCAATCATGTCTTCAGTAGACATTGTGTTATTGAAGTTACCTTCAATATCCATACCAGTTGTACCAGCTTCGTTGTATTTTTGACGAATGTCGTTATCAAATACAATGTGACCATGTTTAGAGAACTGAGTGAAGATTTTTTCTTCTTTCAGACGAGCCATTGCTTCTCCTGCTTTACGCACTAAGATACCAATAACATCCCATTGAGAATCATTAATCATTTCATCTGTAACACGAACGACCATACCTGATTTACCAACTTTAACTTCTTGTGTGCGGTGCAACTGGAAGTCAACTGTTTCTTCTAGGTACGATTGGCTTTCCCCAATATCGTGTGCTCTCATTGCGCCGATAGATGGGAATTCAATTGAACGACCTTCTGTAAGACGAACTTTTTGAAGTAAGTCAGATCCGATGTAATAAGGTTCTGCTGCTTCTCTCATCATACCCGTGATAACACGAGGGATTAGAATGCTTGCATCTTGAGTAGACAATGCTTCATTTACTGATACCAATTCGTTTTTAGGAATCGATGTCCAATCCTCAGATAAGTCTAATTGGCGTTTCATACGTTTTAGAACGTCTAGTGATTTTTCACTTAGAGCGTGTTCGTTGATGTTTTTCATCTTGTGTTGTCCTCCTCTTCCTTATTTCTGTAATAGGATACGTACTGCACCGATTGAACCTTTAAAGTCCCAACCAGTTGGTACACCCGGAATTTGACCTAATGCTTTATATGTTGCTGTTACATCTAATGGAGTTGCTCCAGCAGAATTGTCGAAAGTGAATACTGTACGACCAGACATCTCATCAAAGTGAGTTGGTGTTACTACCGTGTCGCCAACTTTAAGAACTAATGTACCTTCAACTACAGGCGTATTTAGAACGAAGAAGTCGTGTCGGCCTGATTGACCTGCATTTACTGTACCAATTACTTGGTTTTCGAAAGGCACTTCAATATTAGAACCATTTGTTAAGCCTGGAATACCTTGTGGGTAATACTTGCCATCACGAAGGTCAACATTTCGGTAAGATTTCTCATATGGATATCCTGGGAATCCGTCTTGAGCTCCGATGTCTTTGTGAGTTGCGCCTGTAGCGTTTCTCCACTCGTCTTCTGAAGTTTGTTCAGCAGACCATCCAACCCATTTCAACCAACCTTGTGGAGCATGTTAGTTTCAACAGCCCATACTTGGCCGATTACTTGCTCACGTAAGCGAGACTCTTCAGCAAGAACTAATTTCAATGCTGATAAATCTACAGCAGCAGCAATTTGTTCACGAATTAAGTCGAAATCAGCTTTGACGATGTATCCATTTTCATCAGATACTACTAAGTCTCCTGCTTTTACAGGGCGAGCTGGTGATTCGTCGTAGAATGCACCCCATTGGATATCATAAGCATCTGCTTTGTTATCAATGTAAGGCAATTCAATATAGATTTCGTTTTCAATTGTTGGTTGCATTCCGTTGAATCCATCAACGAATTCTTCGTAAAGGTTTGCATACGCAACACCGATAGGTTTATTAGCAGAACGAAGGTAATCATTACCGTCACGGCCTGTTTCAGTAACATCTTTACCACCGTTACCAAGTGTTAATGCGTTGTAAGGTGCATTTGCATCGAAGTCTTCAAAGCGACCATCGTCATCTGCTCCGCCGTTTGTAGATGGTGCAACTACACGACCTTTAGGAATTACTACCCAGCCATCGCCACCGAAATGGTAACGGAATAAACGTGGTAATCGTGGATCTACTAAGAACTTTTCACCCGGTGAATCATGAGTACCTGCTTGTAGTTTAGTATTCGTTCTGAACTTTTGATCTGGAGTATCTTTTAGAGGTCCAGTTGTTCCTTGAAATAATGCCATCTGTCATTCACTCCTTCTTATCGTTTACGTTGCTTAGGTCCGAACATGCCTTTAAACATGCCAACCGCTTCGTCGATTGTTGTATTTGGTGTTTGGTCTTTCTCATTTGGATCAGCAGGGTTGTTATCCGCGCCTGGTGCGCCTGGGTTTGGTACAGTTCCACGAACTGCAGTTGTTGATTGCATTTCAGCTAACAAGTCTTTAGCAGCATCATTTAACGACTCTTCAGTACGTTTAATGTGTTCTACTACAGCTTCTTCACGAGTACCTGCAATAACATCTGTTTTACGAAGAGTTAACTTCATATCAACTACTTTTTCTGCTAATGATTTGTGTGATTTCTCAATCAAATCCGAGTTCTCAGTAGTTAGGCGATTAACCTCTTCTTGAGATTCTGTAAGAAGAGCATCTGCTTTTGATTTCTCAATAACTACATTTGATAGAGTTTCTTGAGCTTCTGATAATTTTTTCTCTAATCCTGTAATTTTAGTAGCGGCTTCAGTCAATTGTGTTTGAAGTTCTGCTTCTGTTACTACAGTTTCAGGAATCGGCTTACCATGTTCATCAAGAATCTGGTTTCCGTGTTCGTCAAGTTTGAATTTCACGTTTGTAGGACTCCCTTCTTTTGTGTTTAATAATCCATCGACCATTTCTTTCACTTCACTATTTGCACTTTCGTACAAATTCACATCAGGCATATTAATGTTTTGCATTAATCCTTCAGCGATTTGGAAGATTTGTAGAGTGGAAGATTCCTCTGAATCTGCACCCGTATCATCTATGGATACCGATATGTTACCTGCATCTTGGTCAGCTGGAACGTTTACATACGACACTTCACGACCTTCTGTTGTACCAATAATATAGTGACAAGTTTGACCGTCGTAGTCGTCGCCTTTCCAGTGCTCACACCAATCTTGTGTACGATCCGTGCCACAAATGTTACAAGTTACCTTGTCGGTAGTAGCACCAATAGATACTGTAGAATAACGTCCGTCTAATACTTTCTCGACGGCTGTTGGATCAGTGATTTCACAAGTGAAAATTAATCCTTTTCGTCCAGATGCAGTAGCTTCGGCGTACTCGGCTCTCAAAATACGACCAATGGCTTCTCCATTGTGTGAGTTGTGATGCGTCAGAACTGGTTTGTTATATGGATGAGTCCATGAAGTCAACCCGTTCTTTAATCCTTCTTCTGTATAGAATGTATAGTTCGCAGTGCGTCCTACGTGAATTGCTTCCATTTGGACAATCAGCTTACGATTGGATTTACCTTTTGCAGATTCTGTTAACTTAATAACTGTTTCTGGTTTGATTTTCCCTATTACCCCTACACTCTCAAGCAAATCTTTGCCTGAAACTTTACTTTTGGCTTGATGCTCATTTAACGTGTACTTCATCTCATTTCTCACCTCCCTTAACGTGTTCTAGTGGGCAATCACAGTTAGGATGCCACGGTGGAATCCGGTAGAAAATAGCAATCTCATCAAGAGATGAAAACTGTTGAAGTGAGATTTTGGTCTTTGCCTTTTCCTGACAGGTCAGGCAAGACCCTTCATACTTGGATTCCACGAACTCTTCGCCATATTTCATCAACGCAAGTGCGTATCCGAAGTTGTATGACTTCGCAAGCAGGGTTTGACTCATAAATTGCAGTCGGTGATTGGTAGCTGAGAATATTCCTTTCACAGCTAACAAGGCTTGCTCGTTTGTTTCGCATCTCTCGAGCTTCATCGAAAGCGTTGTTTTAAGTGTGTTCTCTAGGTTATCTAGAGATTCAGAAGCGTACTCCTTCACTACTCGCATTGCTTTGTTTGAATCGATGTTTGAATAGCTTTCACGTTCGCTGTCTGCTTTCGCTTTTGCTATTCCCTCTGATAGAGCGTGTCTACTGCTTTGTTGCATGGTGCGAAGCATCTTGTCTTTACTGAAGTGCAAGGAAGACAGCCACTCTTTTGGCTCTGTTAGTGGGAAAGCTTTTTTCTCTAAATGGGCTTGTACCATGTCGAGTGTGTCACTTTCCAACAACCGATAAGATGTCATTAAGAACTCATGTAGTTTGGTGTAATGCTCAGTTGCGTAGTTATTAAAGACAGATGATTCTTGAACTAATTCTTGAACTGATTCTGTCTTCTTTTTCGGAGCTGATTTCTTTCCGCTTTGATTTTCAGGAGCATTCTTATTAGAAACCTCTTTAGCAGTTGTTGCTTCAGCGGCCATATCTGCACCATGCTGGGCAACTGTCATGCCAATCATTTGGAATTGCAACCTTGCTTCGTCTGCCGCAGGATCTAAGCCGAACTCTAATCTTGTTTCTTCGAAAGTTGCTAAGTTTGAATTCCACTTCAAGATAGCGTGGTTCTCTTTAGCAATTTTTCGCTCCTGCTCAATCTCTTCAAATATGAAGTCAATATTGAAATCAGGATTCACAAGGGGATCGAATCCACCTTCTACTAGTAATTCATCAATCATGCTCTTATCAATTTGAGTTTGGAGAGCTTTTTGCCATCCTTTTACTCGGTCTGCTTTAATACCGCCCATTGCATCAGCCGTATTGCGATTCGCTGTGTCTCCTCGGCCCATGTCAACTGAACTCATTCCGAGTCCTGTGAAAACACGTTGCTCGAAGTAGTCCAGGTACGGTTTGCCGTCGATTGTATCAATCTTGATAGCTTCGATCTTATGACGTTCGGGAAGAACAATCGCTCCATCTGTCGGCAT